TGGTAAGCTGTATGATAACATTCGCGGAAACGTCGACTTATCTATTGATCTCGCTGAGATCAATAAGACTACTTCGATGATCCGCAATGCATCTACAGAACTAGTTCGGTTGGCCACGTCTTGGAGACGTGGTATAGTGTCAGGAGGCAAGCAATTAGCCGATGTGTACTTACAGTACCACTACGGTGTTCAGCCCTTGATGCAGACGATTCATGAGTTGTCTTCCCGACAACTCACGTGCGCGATTAATCCCGTAACTTTTCAGTCTCGGGCATCAGCGTCGCAACAGTATCAGCGCAGTGTTATGGGGTGGTATGCCCAAAACATTCGCTCTACTGTGAATGCTAGTCTATCGAACCGTTGTTTGATTAGCCTAACCTTCCAGCAATCGTCGTCTGGTATCTCTACCCTCTCCCAATTCACCAGCCTTAATCCGCTTTCAATTGCGTGGGAGTTAACTCCCTATTCATTTGTTGCAGATTGGGTCATTGACATTGGGGGCTATTTACGTATGGCTGAAACCGCGATGCTTAGCGGTTTACAGTTCATTAGTGGCTTTCGTACTGATTCGTCCAAAGGTTTCTCCCGAATCGAAAATTCGGGCGCCTGGGTCGAATACGGCACGACGACCGTTCACAATACTAAGGGCTCATTTGAGACAAAGTCGATGAATCGTCAGATTCTGTCGGCTATGCCTTTTCCTGAGCTTCCCCGTATCGACGTAAATATGGGTAGTTCGCGCTTGTTGTCTGCTGCGGCACTTCTGTCGCAACTACTCAAGCATTCGTAATTTCTCTTTCAAGGAACTACTATGCCTGCTTTGGCAAATATCGTCATAAATGACGGACAAGCGACGCCTGTCGCCCATACCTTTGGTCCCGCTGGCCCTGACGAGAATGGGGTATCTTACCTCTACGATCGATCGGGCGGGATTGCCATTGGCTTTCCCGAACTTTCGATTTCTCTTCGTCAGCCGGTCCGCCGCTCTGCTAAGACTTCCGTCCATAGCAGCAACGATCGCGTTTACCGCGCCGTTGTGGCGGTCCGTGTCCCTACTATGGATATCACCTCACCGAGTACGGGGTCCGGCATTCAGCCGGCTCCGTCCAAGGCGTATGATACCATGGTCAAGATGGAATTCCTCCTTCCGGAGCGGTCGACCCTGCAGAACCGTAAGGACATCCTGGCGTATGCCAAGAACGTTCTCGCGAATACTGTAGTTACGTCGGTCGTCCAAGACTTGGAATCGGTTTACTAACCGTTCCTCTTTTCCTGGAGAATTATATGGAGAATTATCGTTCCCATATGCAATCAGCTTTAGCTGATTGCGCATCTAAGCGCATTGCAAATGTGTTTTTTGCACTTTGCAAGGCGCAGGACACGCCGGTCTCTTTGGGTCTTTGGTTAAGGTATAAGTATAGCGAATTCGAACAACTCGCTAACTTCGACCTCGACCCAAGAGGCTATCACGACTCCGCTATTGACTTTGGTCACGGCGCTTGGCAGTTCCAATGCGACTTTCTAGCCGCATCATTCCTTTCGAAATACAAAGGATTGGACACCAAGCTCGATACTAAAGCTGTAGCGATCGGCAAATTCAAACTTGCCGAATCGAGATGTCACGAAACCAACCTCCGTCTAAGGATGAAAAGCGTTGAGGCGACTCAACGTTGGGCGCCAGTTCTTCATCTGGCGCAACGAAAAATCGCCAACATCCTTGGAGATTGCGACGTTACACTCGACAGTTGTGGGTGGGGCCCAGGCAGCACGTTTTCGCTTCCGCGCCGACGTGCTAGTCTGGTTGATAAGCTTCGTGAGAAGCAGATCAGCGTCACTCCTGCGGCTTTGTTCTACGCGCAACGGGCGATCGGTTTGGATATCCACTGGTGTCAAGCCAGAGGGATACCAGCCGACGGCCCGTGCACGCTGCTCCCCTCAGAATTCCGAGTGGTGCAGGGAAACAAAGTTACAACTGTGCCAAAGAACGC